CAAGATGCTTCTTCAAGTCCACGACGCAATTTTGTTCAAGTTCTATCCCGACGAAGCGCACCTGTTACCGAAGATCGACGAAGCCATGTGCCGGGCGTACCCCCACCGAGTGCTACCCATGAAAACGGATTCGGGATTTTCAAATAAATCTTGGGCGCACTTGCAAGATGAAATTCCGCCTGTAACTTAAAGGAATGATGCAACTTCCGTTGGAAAAGGATTTTCAGACGGCGTACCTCAAGCGCTTGCGGTTGATTCCGAATTCGTGGTGGACGAAGATCAATGACCGCGTGACTGTCGGTCTTCCCGATCTTTTTGGAAGCGTGGCGGGGTACGCGGTTGTGATCGAATTAAAAACGCGATCGAAAGTGTCGAAGATCCAAGCGTACACGCTGAAGAAGATCGGACAAACCGGCGCACACGCTTTTGTCGTCACGCCCGACAATGCGGACGACGTGTACTCTTTTCTTCTTGAGCTTTCGCAAACGCCGAAGCTATAAGATACGCACCAAAAAGAGCGGTGAACGGAGTATGAAGCGGAAAGTTTGCAATAGCGAAAAGGCCGTAGCAAAAGAGAGACGTGAAAAGCCGCTCATTCCGACGTACCTTGAAGAGTGCTTGCGCAATGACTACGAAAGCGGCGGCAAAGCCTATGATTCCTTGCTCAAAAATTTGCTGAAGCCAGTCCGAATGAAGCGTGACGAAAGCTTGGTGATACTTGTCGGCGGTCAAGAACGGTCCAATTTCATAGAACGTGCCTACGCCCATTCCGGTCCACAGGTTTGCGTGATCACGGAAGAAGTCAAAAGTCAGCTTCCAAAGATCTACGCGGCCTTCGCTATTGAAGAGCGCATGCTTCGACAAAATAGCACCGCAAGCGAAGCTCGCGAAAAATATCAGTACGGTCGTTTTGAAGCGCTTACGCCTGAGAAGCATAAGGCCGAATACGACAAAGAGTAGCGCGATCGGTTGACTCTTCTGAGAAGCCAAGCACGCGGCGACTGCGATCATCGAAAGAACGGGATTTTCAAAACACAGCGGAAGAAGGCACGCTTCAAAGCACCCGCTCATAGAGTCGTTTCCCGTGACACCGACTCCGCCAAGAAGTAGCCACGCGCCGTTGATTGCGGCAATCGCTTGCCACGTCCACGGACGAAGGTGTTTGCCGACAAAGAAGGCAAGGCCGATCAACGCGAGTGCTGAAGCCGCACCACAGCTCAAGCCCGCATTCCATTCTGGAGACATGTAGGCGTAGGGCGACGTCGGTTGAACGAAGATCCGAAGGGCGCTGAAGGCCGTCCAAAAAGCTAAAAATCCCGCCGCAAGTGTTGAGCGGCGGGCGATCAGAAGAGATGCAAAAAGAGCGCAGGCAAGCCAAGCGTAATAGGCGAGATCAGCGGGCCATCCGCTCACCGAAAACACCTAGTTTCCGCCCTGAAAAACGCGCAAAAACCCTACTTCTGAGAAGGTTTTAGTGCCCCCTTTTGCGCGTTTTTTGGCATGTACTCCGCGTCCGGTCCGGTCGATCTCAGCGGAATCGGACGTATTACCTTCGATCGTTTCATAGAGCAGCGAGTCAATCGCCGTGATCAATCCGCAATGGCCTTCGGCGGTAGCACCAAGTCGCCATACGATGATATCGCCTCTTTGCGCGGGCTGGACGGCGCTGTACGCCTTCGATCGGTTCCAAGTGTCTAAGACGCCTTCACTCGCGACGATCGAGCTTTGGACGCCTTTTACGGCTTCAGCGTAGGCGATGCAGGTTTGCACGAAGTCGTCGCACCAAGCTTCCCCCCACGGCTTAACGATTGTCGAGCGGATAAGATCAACCTTGGCGGGATCGTCTTGCTCGGTAATACCGATCATCGCTTCAGCGGCTTTCAGCATGACTTCGATGGGCGTGAGCTGAGAAACGTCGCCAAGTTTTCCGTCGAGATACGCCTTCAGAGTTTCGTTGATTTTTCTCACGCAGCTTGCTCCTTGGTTTTGTAGCGAGTGCCGCAATTCATGCAGCTCAGAAGTCTGGACGTCTCGGTGTCTTGAATCACGTGTGCGATCTCAGCGTGGCACGTAGGGCAAATCACAGAGTTTTGAAAACGGATTCGCGCCGTTGCGGGATTACCGTAGGCGTAGTTGATGAGTTGAAGCGAAAGAACGCTTTTTTCAACGGGCTGTGGTGTTGACATTTTTAATCCGGTCTAAAGCAGTGTTGATTTGCGCGACAGTTTGTTTGAAAGCTTTCATGTCGTCGTCCGACGGAGACTTTGGAGCAATCGCCATGATTGAAGGCGTGACTTGCGTACACGTGACTTTCGAGCACAGTTGTTCGATCTCGCCTTTGATATCGCCGATCGCATCGGGTGACATGCACGTCATGCCTTCGCGGATCGAATCCCAAGCGGCCTTGCTGATATCTTGGGACTGCGTTGAGAAAAAATGCGTGATTACTGCGCCGTCCGCGCCGCGATCGGTGTAGAAGTCTTCTTCTTTGATCGGAACGGCGCAAGAGCTACAAAGAGCCGGGATTAGCAGCGCCGTCCATATGAGTAAGCGCGACCGTAGCTTTGTCGAAGTCTGAAAGTGCTTTTGCGAGTGCATTTGCGTCTCCTGATTTTTGTGCGGCTTTCAGCGCAATCAGCGCCTTTTTTTGATCGGTGATCTCACCGCCTACTTGGAAGTCAATAATTTCGAACGTCACGAAGAGCGCGAATTGCTGATATATTTTGTTCGCGACGAATTCAATGATCGCGTTGTCGATCTTTTCAAGGACCGGGTTTCCGAGTACCGGAACTTCCGCCACGATTGCGGCTTCGGCGGCTTTCACCGCGACGCCAAACACGCCGTCGATTCCACGGTTGACGACGGTCGCAGTGCTATTTGTCGGAAAGGGTAGGTTTTGCGTTGGCATTTGCAAGCTTTCGCTTGTGATAAAGGTGAAGGTGTACGTGCCCGATTGCAATGGCGACGTACACCTTCAAATGATCAAGCAAGTCTAAGAAAAATTGCTTGTTACTCAAGTGCCGCAATCGCTTGGTTAGCGACGCCTTCAACGACCAGCGCGAGAGGCTGAACGGAAGCGGGAAGGTGAGAATTCAAAAGCGCTTCGCCGAGCTTCAAGCCCATTTCGCCGTCGAGCACGATCGACGCTTGTCCTTGGACAACGCCCGCCGCTGCTCCGCCGCCGACTGATTCGCCGATCGAAACGGTGACTTTTCCGCCGTCTTCAACCACAGAAATACCGTTTTTAGGTCCATAAATTTGCTTCATAAATATCTCCTTTGTTATGGCCTAAAGGTAAGCCCGGTCATTGCGTAATGCAAGCGACTTATTGGTAGAACTCTTCGACGATGATTACACCGCTTCCGCCGTTATTACCGACTCTCGCGCCGCCGGTCATTGCGGAACCGCCTGCACCTATCGCGTATACATAGCTTGGCAAAGGCGTAGGTATTAGGGCGTCGATATATGCTCCAGCACCGCCGCCGTTTCCACTATACTGCGTACCGCCGCCGTTATCAGACCCCCCCCCCCCGCCGCCGCCGCCGCCAGAATTTGCCGCTGCAGAAGTTCCTGAACTAGAAAGTGTGCCGCCGCTCCCCGCGCTTCCAAATGGACTTACTCCGCCGTTTCCGCCCGCGCTTCCAAATGGACTTACTCCGCCGTTTCCGCCCGCGCAAATTCCACCGAGTCCGCCAATGATCCGGATGCGCCATTTGTCGTCGCGTTGAAGGAGTGCGATGTCCTTCGCGTGCTGATTCGCCTGAGTCACGAGAGGCGCGAGCATCTTCTTGATGTCCTTCGTCTCTCCGCGGATGAAGACCTGATGCTCTTCTATTCGGGCAAGTCTCACTTCAAGCGATTCCACGAGAATCCTTTCTCGAAGTTACTGATAGTGTTCTTCGACGATGATCAATCCAGATCCTCCTGATCCGCCATTGAAACCACCAGAGCTAATTGCTCCGGCTCCTCCCGGACCGACAGAGTAGACATAGGATGTTCCTACTGTAGTTATGAGCGCATCGATATATCCTCCCGCCCCTCCGCCCCCTCCCGCGAAAGTGCCGGTATTACTGCCACCCCCCCCGCCTCCACCACCTGTGTTTGACGGCGCGGCGGAACCTGCGACGGATTGAGCGCCTCCGCCTCCGCCTCCTCCAAATGGAGTCGCGGCCCCATTTCCTCCGAACGTCGCTGTACCGGACCCCCCTTGGCCGGACGCTCCGGTAAAAGTGACCGCGGAAAATCCAGTACCGGTTGCATTGGCGGTCCCGCCAGTCCCATTTCCCTCTCCCGATGCGGCCGTGCCTCCATTCCCAATGAACATAGATGCGCCGAACACTGATGCGCTTCCAGAAGTAGCGGCACTCGATGTACCCGCAGAAGAGGCGCCGCCTCCGCCGCCGCCTACCATTCGCACCTTCAAATAAAGCGCATCCGTTGGCGGAGTGTACGTTGCAAGGGCTGTCGCCGCTGAAAATGTAATCGAAGAGTCGCCCGTACCTGTAGCTTTCGACAGCGTTCCGCTTGTAGCAGGTGCGCCAGTTGAGCTGCAAAACAATGTCGTTGCGCCTGCGATCGTTGCAAGCACCGTAAAAGTTTGCGTATTATTGGTGTACGTCGCTCCGATCGTAGCGTTGCCGGAAGTAATCGTAAAAACGTAGCCTGTAGTTGTGCCTGTGGAAGTCAAAACAGTTCTTGTAATAGGCTTGAACGTCGTCGCGTTTCCTTTGAGCGTGCCCACATAAGACCAATTTGAACTTCCATCGGTCGTAGCAATTCCAAGGCACCGCCACGGGTTGTGGCGGTTATAGTATCCCTTGAGATCAGGACGATAAAACGGCGGAATGTCGCTGATCATCGTCGCGCCTTGATCGGTGAGATACAAGTAGTAAGTCGAGCTTGCTGCGAACGTCGAAAAATAATCGGAGCTTGAAGCGTAATTGTTCGTACCGTTCCAAATCGGAAGGTAGTATCCGAAGCCGATATCTTTTCCATTCACGCTTGTTGATCCGAAAAGACGCTTTGCTTGAATGTTCGTCACTGTAGCGGCAATTTCGAGATCAATCGACGTTTCAGCATTCGTTCCGGCGTAAAAGTCCACGGATCTAGCTGCGACGCAGTTCGCACTGTCAACGACGACAAGACCGATCAGTGTGCGGTTGACGATTTGGAAAGTCGATCCGTCGTATCGCTTCCAAATTTGATTGACGGTATCGTACCAGTAGTCGCCGGTCGCAGGAGAGCTTGGTGCGCTCGAAGCGTAGGTAGGTTGATTGTACGTGACGTCAACGGTCGTCGCATCGTTCGTCATGAACACATAGCCCAAATTCATAAGCGTGATCGTGTCGCCGTTTGAAATGGGTTGTGCGTTGATCGGATTCAAGCCGGAATCGTAGAAGTATCCGCGAATCGCGTGTGAAAGAACGGTCGAGCTTTCAACAAGCGCAATGAAATATTCGGTCGAAGCACTGTGGACAAGCTTGAACGCCGCAAATTTTCCGATCTTATTGGTGATATTCGTACCCGCCGAACTCAGCGTGATTTTGCTTGGCGATCCGACTTCACCCCAAGTGCGTGTCGCCATTTGAGCATTTGCAGTCGCATCGTTCACCGTCGCGGTATTAGAAGTTGAAGGTGCGGTTGTCAATCCGGTCTTCGTGATATCCGTATTCACCGTAACAGCGACACCGCCGATCGAAAGAACAAGGTTTGTAGTCGCGCCCGCTATCAGTACGCTTGCAGCGGCACCGTTTGGAGTCAAAAACGCAGGTTGATTTGAGCTTGTACGCGTCTTGCCTGAAACGACACGGTTTGCAGGCGACACGATTTTAGAAGTGTCGAGCGAAGATCCGTTCAAGTTGATCGAAGCGCAGTACAAAGAACCCCACGGAAGGGCGAGCGTTCCAAGGTTTTGACCGCTTGTCGGAATCCCTGTAGCTCCGCGTCCGACAAAATCCCCGTCCAAAGCGCTGTGGATATCGTTAAAAAACGTATCCAAAATGGTTTGTCCGATCGAACGATTGTTCAGTGTATTTGCGCTCATGACGTTTCCTCTTTCGCTTGAAGCTAAGCGCGATCGAACAAAGAATCAATCTTAAAACTCACTACGCTACTTGTGTCGATCCAACGCGAGCGGCACCGATCACAGAAGGATTCCACTGAGCATCGGTACTACCTGTCCCGCCGATCGCGGCACTTCCGATCACAGCATAGCCGATGATCGCGCTCGCAGGATTATTGAAGTATCCGTCGGAAAGAGTCGTACCAATTTGACGAAGCTTCAATATCGACGTGAAAGTGTTCGGATCGTGATCAATTTCGATGATCTTAAAAGCTACGTTTGGAAGCACGTACAGACTTCCATTTTTGTTCGGTATCGGATAACTGGTATTACCAATAATAGCCGTCCCGATCACAGGTAGCATTTTGCCGCTTGCGGCGGGCGTAATACGTAAAGGCCAGTTGATAGAAACCAAGTCAAGAAGGTCGTTGCCGCTCACAAGCGACGTAGGTACTTCGACTTCAAGCTCAACCTTGGGGGAACTGAATTCCGCCAAGATCGCTTTTCCGACGGTCGCGATATTGCCCGGTGACGTGAGAAAATTGAATGTCAGCGCCGTTTGGTTGTAGCCGTAGGTTTGCGCAAGCGAGACGTTGTCAAAAACGGTGTCCAGTCCGTTTCCGTCCGTGATCAGTACGCTTGTGAACATGCGCTGAAGGCCGGTATTGTAGTTCGAAATATTCACCACGTTTTGCCTGCGCAATTCGTCGTAAGGTCCGTACAGTTGGAGTGCCGCCACGTTGTTTGCCGCCCGCGATTGTATGGTGACGACTCCGCTGCTAGATATTTTCATTGTCGAATTTGAAGCGACAAGAAGAAGGTTCAACGCATCTTGCGTTTGCATGTCGTCAAAAGCATCGCCCACGTCGATCGTGAAACTAGTTGACGGGTTGATATTGCCAAGGCTGATCGAAAGAACGCTTGAGATCGCAGCTTGATTGAGAAGCGCAAAAATAGCGGTTTTCACGCTCACACCGCTTGCGACGGTTCCGCCCGCTACTTGCGTTGTGCTGATAATGCTGTCGAGCGAAAGAACTCGGAACGTCGCCGTTTCGTTAAGCGCGTCGATCTTAGTTGCCTTGTCTTGAATCAGGCCGTAGTAGGTAATCACGTCGCCCGCTGTGTTTTCGAACACAACTCTGCACTTCGTCAAATCTCGGTTGTACGGGAAGATGGATCTAAGATCGCTTGAGTCGTTGAAATAGCCGTTGTCATTCGATCCGATCAACTGTAAATCGCCGTAGAAGTAAACGCCAATTTCGTAGTCTTGAGAGTCGAGCGCACGCTTGATTTGGTTGATTCCATTGAAAGTAATGTGATCGGTGACTTCGATTTCAGTACCGTACACGAATTGCGAGGTACGGGGGGTCATGTAAACGCGGTAGCGCGTGCCGGGTTGAATCGGCGGCGTGAACGTGCCCACTAGATTGACTCCTGTAGACTGACTTCAGCGTTGAGCGAATTCTTCGAAATGCTTTGCGTGTAGGCGAGTGCAAGCGCTTTGTCGATTTGCATTTGATAGACGTCTTTCAGCCGATAACCTCTCAGCGTGTAGTTGAAGTACGTCGTGCCACGCCTACCGCCACAAAGCCAAACGAGAAAAGGCGCGTCCATATCGTGCAAGGTCATCATGAGATCAATATCGACGTTGTACGTGATAGCGGAAGGATAGCTTTTAAAACTGAGCTTAAAAGCCGCCGTTTCGTCGGACTTTTGAATGCTGTAGCGACCGGACAAGGTCTTTTTGATCTTCGAATTGCGATCAACCGTGACAGCTTGAATCGTAGGATATCCCGCGAGCGTTCCTATCTCAGTCGTTGCAATGCAAGTATTCAGGTACTTGTCCGCGTTTGCGACTTGTGTTGTTGTGATCGAAATTTGAATGGACTTCGTCGTGACGGAATCAAATTCATAGTAGGCACTGTTATCGGAAAACGTCGTTTCACTGATTTTACCGCCCGACATTGCGCCGTTAAGTCCTACGGCATTCGTGAAGTCGGTCCAAGCTCCGCCGCTATTGAGATACTTTGCCGTGAACTGTTTAAAATTATGGTCAAGAAGAAGAAGGCGCGTGATCGGCACCGACGACGGGAAAACCACTGTGAGCAATTCGGTCGTCGAATCGTTGCTTCCGCTTGTGTACCAATAGCTATAAGGGTTTCGATCCAAGCAAAAATTACCCGTCGTCGATCCGTTCGACGGTACGCTTGTCGCGGAAGCGCCATTTGCTGCAAGACAGACCGAAGTATTGAAGAACTTTACGCCGCCTGTGATCATGAGCTTGCCCTATAGGTTCCGATTGCTTTAGCTTCTACGATTTGCGCGGTCAAAACTTGCTGCGCACTACGTCCGTCAAACCCGATTTGAACGCCTACGTTTTGCGTGCCGCCTTCGCTTCCGTCGTCCTTCGTGTAACCGCGAGATTGCGCCACGCTATCGACAACTTCGTTGAAGTTTTGCCTTGGCGCGATCAGCTCGCCCGGTTCTAGCAAGAAGGGTTGACTATCGCCGTAGCCCGGTCCTGCGACCGCACCGCCCGTTGCCGCTGCACTTACCTTACCTACTTGCTCAGCGCCAAATGCTACCGCCGCCGCCGCGCCTGCGATACCGAGTGCAGGTCCGACGATTGGAATCGTCGAGAAGCCTGCGTAAATGTTCATGGCGGATTCAGCCGTTTTGATCACGATATTTGCTATCGAAGCAACTTTTCCGATCTCTTTTAAAGTCGAATTGCTTGAAGTTTGAAGTTGCGCGAGATCACCGAAAGCGGATTTCGTGCCTTGATAAACGGTTGAATGCATGGCTTCGTCGATCGCGGCATAAGCCGTACCGTACTTCACTTGCTCTTCTAAGAAGCGATTGTGCTGCGCTTGCTCATACTTAAGGTCGTCTTCGAAGACCTTCTTTTTTGCCTTCTCTTGCGTCTCAGTATTTTTCTTAATGTCCGCGATCTCTTTTTTATCGGCCTGTGTGCGGATCGTCTCCATTCCAACGCCGTGCTGTTTTGCAGCGGCTTCTTGCTGTTGATCGAACTGCTTTTGAATTTGCAAATCTTCTTCGTTTTGCGTCTTTTCGTCTTGACGAATTTGAGCAAGGCGCTCTTGAAGAAGCTGCTTTTCTTCGGCGCTTTGCTTCGATCCAAGCGCTTTCAGAGTTTCAATCTCTTGCTTCTTCAACTCAATTGCGGCTTGCGATGCATTTTGGAGTTGAAGCAACGTGTAATCTTGCTCAGCTTTATCAAGCGCCCGGCGATTTGCGTCCTGTGCGGCACGATCCGCCGCCGCTTTGTCGGCAAACTTTTTCTTTGTAGCGTCCTGAGTTTCAGCGCCTTTTTCAGTCGCCTCATTCGCTTCTGTCCACGCCGTCTTTGCGTCGGTTCCGATCTTGGAAAATGCCGCCGCGATATCCGCCAAGCCCTGCTTAATTTTGCTCGCGTCAAACGTGAACGCGCCTTGCAGAATAGAGCCTACGCCCTTCGCGACGTTCGCAAGCTGCGCGAGATCGGCGATAAAGCTTTGCACAACCGCCTTCACTTGATTGAAGTGAAGCACAAGCTCAGTGAGCGCGATCGAGATCAGGCCGATTCCAAGTCCAGCGAGAAGCGCTTGCGTAAGAGTCAACTGCGTATTGAGCGCGATCATCGCGGCACGCACGACAAGGAAAGCGTTTGCCATGATCGGAAGCGCTACACCTACGGCTGTAATCGCAAGACCTGCGACAATGAGAGACGCCTTCAAATCGACAAGTGAGCTATTTGCGTCTTTCGAAGGCTGTATGAAACTGGTAATCGTTTCTATCACGCTCGCCACAGCGGGCGCAAAGCGCGATCCAAGTTCGACTTCACTCTCTTCGAATGCTGTCGCAAGCTTCTTTGTCGCAAGGGTAACAGGGTCAATCGCCGAAGCAGCTCCGCCGTACTTCCCGTTGACGAAGTCAAGAACTTGGGCGTAGCGCTGAGCTTCCGTGCTTGTCGCGGATATTTGAAGCCCTTGGCGAAGCAGCATGCCGGTGCCGGTTCCGATCGCCTTGCCTAATTGTTCGGCGGCGCTTGGAAGCGAAATGCCTTGCGCTTGAGCAAGGTCCGCAATCGCCTGCGTGAGCTGTTTTGTCACCGGAACTTGTCCGAGATACGTTTGCGCTACGGCCTGCGCCTGCGTAATTTGAGTCGTTGAAATGCCGGTGACAGCCGACACTTCTTCAGCGTAAGCTTTGTACGACTCTTTGAGCTGATCGGTGTAAATGCCTTGGTTTTGAAGCGCGTTTGACAGCTCCAAAGAAGCATTGTTTGCGTCGGAAAAAGCTTTCACCGATACGGCGACTTGAGCGCTGAGCGCGGCAAACGCGACGCCTGAAACCTTGGCGATCTCAGAGAGTGCGCCTTCTAGGTCTTCGGTCTTCGCCTTGACGTCATCATAAGCTTGTTTGACGTCTTTGGTGTCCGCACTAATTTTGATTAATAGATCGTCCGACACTCGCCGCCTTCTTTCGCTCTTCTAAAAGCGCCAAAGCCCGCGCTTCCATTGCCTTATCGTGTTCTTCGGTGAACTGAGCTTCTTCGTCTTCAGAAGCTACACCTAAAATTTCGTCGAGGGAAGCGATCTCGGCTTTATGGAGCTTTGCAAAGAAGCTCATACGGTAATACTCTTTTTTCGTCGAGCGAACGCGAATGTGCTCAAGGAACGCGACAAGCTGTCGCATCGTCAAATCTAAAAATTCTTCGATCGTGAAGCCGTATTCGCTTGCGATCAGGTCGAAGATTGCGCCCCAATCAGTTGATTGAGGCTTTCCGCGTTTCCCGTTTCGACGTCCTTCTTGAGCTTGTCCATAACCGGCTGTGAAATGCCGATCGTTTTCAGAAGTGCGCCCATCATGGCGACGCGGTCTTGATTCGTGACGATCGCTTCGCGGAGCGCTTCAAGCGACGTGATTACGCTCTTGTCTTTGAGCAGGAAAAACACGACTTCGCTGATCTCAGCTAAGCGCCTGTTTTCGAAAATACCTTTCACTTGCTCTTGTCCGAAACGCTCATTCATCCAAAGTTGCGCGTTGAGCGAAAACTTCTTCAGCGTGAACGTCTTGTCAGGGAATTCAGATAACGTGAAAGTTGCTTCTTCAGGCTTCAAATCACTTAGATTCAGTTTCATAGCATTTTGATAGCACAGACATTTCAATGACTTACAGCGTTAATTTTATGCTTGCTTGGTATTACCTTTTATGTAATACTGTATTCAGAGGTTACGGTTATGAAAACGATCTCAATGCTTCTTCTAGCAACTCTTTTAAGCGCCTGTGGCGGAGCACCTAGCGGTTCAGGCGCTTCGGATACCTCCACGGGTACAGGTTCCGGCGGCGGTAGCGGCGGGGGGTCAGGCGGCGGCGGAGCAGGTCCAGCGACTCACGTCTACGAAATGGACGTCACTTGCCAAGGCACGGACTTTCAGTACGCGCCTGCGATCTTCGGAGTCGGTGCAAACCAACTCAGTCCCGGTCCGCAAAGCTGTGTCAGCGGTCAAACGCTCACCTACACGTTGACCGATACGCAAGCCGATCTTCAAATCACGGGCAACGGCGATCACGAAAACAATCCCGGCTTCTACGTCTCGGTTGTGATCTTAAAAGACGGCGTGCAAGTGCTCAGTTGGAACGTCGGTACGGGCGTGTCGCAAGATTCGGGGACGCTATGAATGGAACACCTAAAACTCTACGCGACGCAATCACAAAGGCGGCGGAAGCGATCAATGAATTATCAGCTGAAGCAAAGCTCGATCATCGACTTGGGAATATAGATATCGTTATGCTTGAAACGCACATTAGAGACTTCTTAGCACAAAAGTTTAGTGCTGCGATCTTGAACGCAGCGGAAACGCCTACGGAAAAGGAATTGAGTGACTTATGGCAAAGTATCTCGGCGGCTTAGCTATCATCGTGCTATTGACGGTATTACCTTGCTGTGGTAAGGCAAAGGGCGATAGCGGCGTGCATGCTGAGATCATCGCTTCGCCGGACGGATCGACTTGCTACGGAATATTCGACGGCGACGGAACTTTGAAAGGCGGTAATTGCAAATGAACGAATGGCGATATTTGGGCGACGGAGTTTACGCAAAGTTTGACGGCTTCCACGTCTTGCTTCGTAAGAATAGCCACGAAAATGAAGATAGCGAAATTGCTTTGGAGCTGAGCGTTTTCATGGCGCTCATGACCTTCGGCGGAAAAAATTTCAACTTCGAATTTGAGGTTAAGCATGGCTAAGAAAAAGCGTAGTCCGCTCAAGATAACTACGATCACCTACGGGCGAACGATTCAAACCGCGCTCGGCGAAAACTGTAAGGTCGAAATGACGGCTGAGATTCCACGCTCCATGACGCCAGAATCCGCCACGAATCGGCTTGAAATTCTAGTGAAGAACGAACTCGACAAACGATTTAGAAGGTTCCGATGAGCAACCTTAAATCAATCAAAAAACCAAATCCCTACGCCCGCAAGATCGTCGTTCCGTTCAAGGTCAACGCTGACGAAATGCGCGAGCTTCTGAAGAAGGCGCACCAATACACGAAGGGCAATATCAGCGAATGGGTCCGTTTCGCAGCGCTCAACTTCAAACCGAAAAAAGAGGACTTTGAAAAATGAGCAAGCCACAGCCGACAAAGTACGATCGCAAGGCGGTGTACACCGGGCGTCGTCTTAGTTCAAACGGCAAGGTTTATCATCGCTTCGAGTTGCTACCTGAGCGCGAGTCAATGTACTTCACAGGCGTGGTAGGCGTTTGGCTTGGACACACCTACGAATGCACAGATGATAGAATCGCCAAGCGTCCTAAAATGACCGACGATCCGCGAGAAGACAACGCTGAATGGGAAGCCGCCGACGCCGAAGTAGACGCAAAGAACGCTCAAAAACGCGCTGAAGCTAAGATCAGGGCTTCCACTAAACCTGCTCTTAAAAAGGCTGTAGAAGCACTTCGCCCGCTTGTGCGCGGCAAGGACTACTTTGCTCGCAAGGCGTTGATCGAATATCTCGCTGAACTATCCAAAAAATAAAAACGCCGTACCCCCTTTCGAGGATACGGCGTCCCGGAGAAAAGGCGGGGAATCACGCCGCCTATGGCCCACCTATCAGGTGAAGGTCGTCGGAATCACAGACCGGATCTTGAAGACCGCGTCTTGAACCGAGTCATAGATGCATGACACTTTGATCTCGGTTTGGCTGAACGCGAATTCGTCGAACGCGATCGGGAAGCCGGAAGCGATGCAGTTGAATGCTTCGATTTCGAACATTTCAGCCGTCGCACGCTTCTGAGCAAGAATCACCGCACCGAAAGCCGGAAGCGTGGTGCTTGCCGATCCGATCGTGATATCGCTCGATCCGTTGTTCACCGGACGTGCCGAGAAAATCGCCGTGTCTCCCGCCACAAGTGCAATCGTTCCCGATCCGCCCGTGAGAGTCAGACCGAAGTTCGGAATGTCCACGCTCGCGCCGGTCGTGATCGAAAGCGGCGTAGCAGTGACTTTCAGGCCGTCGCTTTGGTACGTACCCGCGTTGCCGCGAGCAATGTCCACGTCGGACATGAGGTACACGTCAACGTGAGTCGCGTCAGTAGCGACAAGAACGTACTTGCCGAACTTCACGTCGCCTTTGCTTGCAGTCTTCACAGCGATCGACGCAAGGCCGGTCGTGGCTTGCATGACCGAAGTGCCCTTAACGTTCGTCAATGCTGAAACGCTTGCGTCAGTTTCAGCCGCGTTGTCCGTGTTCGTTCCTCCCAAAAACTGCGTGAACAAAAATCCCGGATACGCTTTGACCTTACAAGCAAGCTCAGCTTTGATCGTCTTGCTTTCAGCCGCCCACGAAAACTTTTGAGCGCCGCCGTACAGCTCTTCGAGCGCAGCTTGCATGCTGATATTTGCGGAACCGATCACTTTCAAAATGCCGTATGGCGTGTGATCGACGCGTGAATACGGCGACAGCGAGTGTACGCCGAAAACAATTCTTGGTGCCGATAAACTCATATCTTCCCCCTTTAGGCTATAGCCATCGTTAGCGAGATGCCGCCTACTCTGATCTCTTCCGATGAATCAGTATCCAACTTAAAGGAAATAGGCCGCACTGTCTCGATTTTTATTTTGTTCGAAGTCACCGGAAAACGGTCGTAGTTACTTTCAAAAACGTCTTTGATCGCTCGCGAATACCGCGCAAGGCGCTTAAGACCTAACGTGTCGTTGCCGCTATCGGTGTGAATGATCTCGACAAACACCTTCATGACCTGCGCCGAAGCCGGTCCAATCCCTTGAGTTTGGATATCTTCCACGCCGTAAAAGATCGCGTCTTTGACGTTCAAGTTCGCAGGCGACCATGATTGCTCAAAAAGGCCGTTATAGCCCGAAGGATTCGTCGTCGAAGCCGTCAAATCAATGTGCTGAATGCCGGACGCCGGAAGACCTTGTGCGACCTTCTCAGCTTCTACAGCGTCGATCGCCGCGTTGATATTCGACACGATCAAGGCGTTGACGTCTTTCAAAAGGTTTTCAAGATCGTACTTCATGCGAATGCCCCGCTTCCACGCGACTGCTTCAGCACGTAATCGTTGAGAATATTCATCCAGCGTTCGGGACGGCCTTGCTGATCAGAAGTCGCAAACTGTGATGCTTCCGGTCCGATGAAAAGGAATTTTCGAAGCGGAATTTTCGAGCGTGGCGCATCCGACTGGTGATAGACGCCGTAAGGAATCGTCGTGCCGATCGTAAGCTCAGTCGCTCCGATGATCGCCACAGCGCCTTGCGCAGTCGCGCTTAAGAGGGACGCCGACAGCGATCCGGTGCGCACCAATAGCGGGTAGTCGAAGCCCACCTTCTTGATCTTCTCGCGCTGATATGGGCTTTTGGAGACGTCATAGCCTTGTCCACGCTTGACGTCGTTTCCGAACTTCTTACCGAGTGACGTCGCCCTTACCGAGTGCTTGAATGGCGGATACTGTCCCGGACCTTTGAGCGCAAAAATAGCCTGCTCAGACTTGTAGAAGTCGGCAAGGATAAGCCCGAAAGGTACGCGCAAATCGCCGGTCGCGTCCGCTGCTCTTTGAATAGCGTTTCGAAAGCGCCGGTCGTTATCGACTTGGTAGGATGTAAACGCTTCCGCCACAGCTCACCATTGCCTTCGGTTTTTGTTGAAGCGCGGATTGACGCCGTTTTGGTTATTGTTCGAATAGAAGCTTGCATTTTGATTGAGCAGCACGGCATCCGAAAGAGTCGATACGCCGTCTTTGAGATCGGCAAGCGCCTTCATGACGTCCTTCGTGGCGAAGCCGTCGGACTTCACTTGCTGATTTGCGTCCGTCGCAACTTGCTGTTTGTTCGCCATGATTCCGCGAATGCGATCGGCGACTAGCGTTCGGCAAAAGAGCGACATGAGCGCTAAGCTCATGGTGCCAGTGATCGGCGTCACGTAGCGCGATCCGACGTAAGAGTCAATCAGCGCGGACGCTTCGGTAATGAACTGAGTTACTGCGCTAGACGTAACGAGAGAAGTACCCGTAAATTGGATATTCTTGAAGTCAGATTGTACGTCGGTATAAGCGCAGTAACTCATGATTCACCTTACTTCTTGTCGGCCTTGGCTTTTGCTTCCGCTTCAGCCTTGGCTTTCATTTCAGCTTGCGCCTTCAGCTCGGCGTCGGAAGCCTTGAGCGGTTCACCGGATTTTCCGGCTTCAAGAACCGGCGATACCAAGCCCTTCTTCAGCATTTCGCCGTGAAGAGCTTCCGGGCAAAGATCGCCCGTGACAAAGGTTTTTCCGTCGTGAATGACTGCGCTTTTAAACACATGCTTTGACATTTGATTCCTGCTCCTTATTGTCCGGGATAACACCGGAAGTTTTGGACATAGTACATGTCCACTTGGTTCGCACCGTCTTCCGAACCGTTCGGGATAAACGTATTGCTTTCGATCGCCGTAGCGTTCGCTGCAATCGTTCCGCGAGTCGCTTCGTAAGCTCCGCCGTACACACTCCAATCGTAGTCGCCGGTTTGAGCCATGCAACGACGAAGTCCTAGTTTCGTTCCGCTTCCGATCGACAACGTCACGCCGGTTCCGCTTGCTTGCGGAAAGACGACAGAAGACACGCTCTTGAAAGCCTTATTTCCAGTCGTAGCCGTTGACTGCGTCGAGCTGATCGAAAAGTTTTCACTGATCGTCTTGCCGAAAATATTCAGTCCGGTGACTACCGCCGTTCCAGCGGCGACGTTCGCCGTGGTGCCGGTAGGGGTCAGCGTGATATTTCGAGCGAAGTCAGGCTGTGCAGCAAACGAAGTGATCGTAGTCGCAGCGGTTGAGCTGATCGCAGCGCCGGACTTAAGCAGCGTTGCGGAAGCAGCGGCGGGATTAACCCACTGATCGTGCTCCATAGCTACTTGAGTCGGAAACTTGTAATCCTGAAAAGAACGAATCCAAGGACCGTTTGCGAACGCTGTGTTCGCGGTCAAAACCGCTACAGCGAACGTAAAAACAAAAAGAATCGAACGCATAAATTTTCTCCTTATCGTAAAAACGGCGTGGCACAGTTTCCCGCGCCACGCCGATATGATTTAACCCGAACCTTACGCCACGGCGGAAGCGATCAGGTAGGCGCAAGAAGCGTCGCTGATCAGCATGTCGTATTCGTCTTCGACAAGAACCTTCGTCGAACCCGGTGGGTTGAAGTTGGATTCCTTGTAGACCTTACGCGGCTGTCCGCCGACGGGACGTACAAGGTAGCCAACGGACTTCTGCATGATCTCGGCTTTGTCAGGCGAGACAGCGAACACGATGCCTTTGCCCCACACGGAAGCGAGGGAAGACGCTTGGCCTTCTTTCGCGCTTTCGTAGCGAGCGGAACCGAAGAGCACCTGATCGACGCCAAGGGCTTTTGCCATTTCGTCCTGAGACATTCCGCCCGGACGATCCCATTTGAATCCGAGCGCGTCGAGAAGCTGCGGATGGTAGCGCAGGACTTTCCAAACGTACACGTCCATAATGCAGAGGTTCGGAAGGACGCCGGTCGCGTTCAGAATGGTGTTCTGAGCGGTCGTGGTGACTCCGAGCACGTCCGAGTTGGCGTAGTCGTTGAACTGAGAATTGCCGGACAACGTGACGTTCTGAGTGATCACCGAAGTGTTGTTCAGAGCATCCGCCAAGGTCTTCTCTTTTTCAAGCCACAGCATCGTCGAGATGCCCATAACTTCGTCGCGCTCAGCATCGAAAGGCTCTTCCACGTTGGCGTAGTCTTCTTTCGAGACGAAGCCTTCAAGGCCGTGACCTTCGATCAGGTACGAAGTCGTGCTGTACACACGTGTTTCGACTTGGCGATACTTACCGCGTCCGCCTTTCACCGAGTTTTCGATACGAAGATGATTCGTACCGTACTTTCCGAGCAATCCGCTGTACTGCTTGGATTGCACCGTTGGAAGAACCTGCTCACAGATAAACCCTTTCGGAACGTAAGCGGAACTCACGCCCGTAAGGAGTTTATCAACAATTGCTCTCATTTGAGACATACTTTTAACCCCTTCTCTTTTGTGCTGCTATCGTCATGATAGCAGCGGTTGAACCGCTTACGCCGAAACGCTTAGCTTTGCGAAGCGTAGGCGCTGGTGTTGCCTTTCACGAAGACTTCGAAAATGTCGCCCGCCGATGCGTCGTCCATCGCGATAGCGAATTCGGAGTCACCTTGGCTTGCGACCTTCTGAACGGAACCGCTCGCGTTCACGCCGAGACGATTGCCTTTCGAGATCGAAGCTTGCGCCAACGCTTTTGCGCCGCCGCCCGGAAGTGCAACTTCAACGAGGTCGCCCACGTTGACAGCCGCATTCTGAGCGATGCCGACAACTGCGTCGGTCGTTGCCGATGCCGGAGTCATGCGCTTGTTCGAAGTTCCGAACTTCACAGCCTGTCCCTTCGCAATTGCGGCGTCGGCTTCATACGTCGCAATATTCGGTTTAACCATTGCACTCATTTTTCAATCCCCCTTGTGGTTCGTTAAATCAGCGACGTTCGCCGATTATTCTTTGATCTCTTTGTTCGCGAGCGAGATTGCGTCGGTCAACTTCAGATTCGGATCGGCTTTCACCTTCTCTTCAGCGAGTTTCAAAACGCGATCTTCACGGTCGCCCTTGGTGCCTTCCGAGCTTCCTCCGCCGTGTCCTTTTCCGCCGAGATTCACCGGCTCAGAAAGCTTCACGAATTCTTCCATGTCGCCTTTCATGAAAGCAGCTTCTTGCGCCTTGCAAGCTTTGCCTTCGGTAAGCATGACTTGGAACTTGGCTTTTTTCTCGGACATTTGCTTTGCTTCTTCGGCCTTTTTCGCATTCTCGGCGTACTCAGCAAGCTTTGCCTTCATGTCCGAAAGCTGCTTCTTGGCGGATTCAAGGTCTTTCGGTTCATCGTCGCCGTCGTCCGAATCATCTTCTTCGTCATCGTCGCCGTCTTCTTCGTCCATTTCGTCGAGCTTCTTTTGAAGCGCTCCGTGTTTGGCGATCAAGTCGGCGTGCGCCTTCTGAAGATCAGCGTGCTTCGCTGCGAGATCGGAATTGTCTTCCGCGAGTTTCAAAACCTTTTTTTCCAATTCAGCAAGAGTCATTGTTTCCCCCTTCTTTTCAGAAGCTACGATAGCCGCCATGTCCTTAACGAACGGGCGATTAGTTAGACCGCCGCCGAATAGAACATTTTGGTAAGTTTTTTCAGTTTCAGGATCGGTCCATTCAAAAGCAAAGTCAGGCGAGAAGTAACGAATCTCTCGCTCCGCGAGCATCTTGCGGGCTTTCGGTGTCCATTCCACGACGCCCCAAAGTTCAGTGCCGTCTTCGCTCAAGAACAATTCTTTCAGCCAGCCGGAAGCTTCTTTATCGGAGTCATGAAAATAATCGAGCGCGATATCAATGCCGCGAATGTTCGCATCGAAGTTTTGCTTCATCTCTTCGAGTACAAGCGTGGTGATATCAAACTCACCGTACTTCGGATGATTGAAAGAACCGACGCGCAAAACTTGGACGTTAGGATCAACGCTTGCGGGCATTCCCTTTTTCACGTCCGATAGTTTAATTTCAGCGCTGAAGTAGCCGCGCTCAATCATCTTAGGCATAGATCACAACCTGAACGCGAAAGCGCGTATTGTCAAAAAAATTTTCAGTCGCCGCCCATGTCTTTTGAAGTCGGTGTATCGGCACTCGGAACCTTCGTCAAATTAGTCGGCGCGTCAGAATTCGACGGCCATTTTTCGTCTGACTGTTTGTCGTTGTCGCCGGGGATTAAGTCTTCGTCCAACTCGCAATCATCTTCGTCTCCGCCAAGGTAGTTCATTTGGAATCCCCCGCAAGCGACGGATACTTCGCATGAACCGCCTTCTTCACGCGCTCTTCGTACTTAGTGCCCGCCGCACGTGCGAGTGCGTTCCGAGCGTGCGATATATCGTGAATCGGAAACTTCTTCTCTTCCGGTATCGCAAAGTTTCCGTGTGCAATGTGCTTTCGAGCATTCGCATCTAACTCACCTGCGACGATAGACGTAAGTCGAACGCGCTCGCTGAGCGTGATCGAATCAAGCGCCTTCTTCGACAAACTCAATCCGCCGTTGGTTTGAGCGTCGCCCGAACCGATCTCGGGATTGTCGTCAAAGCCCTTTGGATTTGGAACCCAACGCGATTTGCAGTTGTGGTGTAGCGGCGTACAATACTGATCTAAGATCGGATCGCCGGGCGCAACGGTCGTGCCTACCATGCTTTGACAAATCTCGCTCACCGGATCTTCGTTGGTGAAGGTGAATGATTCAATGCCGTCCACAACGTCGGCGTCCAAGAAAAAGGACATGGAAGCTTGCTGCGTGACATGGGCAACGGCGTCGCCCGCCGCAACGTCGATCGACATTCCGTTTTCCGTTGAACCTTCGAGCGAAGGCAATACGTCATTGTCCACGTCGGACAAAATCGTGTCGATATCATCAGAAGCCGTGGCGGAGCTTGTGAACTGAAAGTAAACCATTTTCTCAATATCAGCGGCTTGGGTTTCCGCCACAAGGCTTGACTGAACGTCAATGAGCTTGCGCACCTTCGGATCGAGCGCGTCGAATTCGTCTAGCTTCTTACGCTTCGCAGGGATTTGCTTTCGAGCATGCGCGATGCTTTGTGCGGCAACGCTTGCGAGTTGATCGCGAAGCAATGCCTTGTAGTTTTGAAGTCCTGGCATGTCCATGTTCTTCGCAACTGCGATCTTGTCCGAACCTTTAGCAGCATTGTACTTTTTTCTAAGCTTGTCTTTGAGCTGCGAATACATCGCGGTCAACTGCGATTGCATGAGCGCTTTCAACTTCGCTTTGTTCGCATCGAACTGTGCAACGTACTTCTTATCCGCGAGCTGAATGGTCTTAACGTATTCGACAAGCTGTGCTTGCGTAGGCTTCGCGTTGTTTTCTCCGTCGTCGGTAAGTTGAGAAGGCTGAAACGGTTCAACTTTGTCGGTAACGGGATTTAAGATCGGATCGTTAGGCTTCGGAAAGTTCGCAGCTGCGCCCGCTGGAATAACGGGAAGCGGTACAGCTGTCGAGTCATCCGGCTTCGGCATATTGTAAATCTTTCGAATCCATTCCTTGAGCGGCTTGTCTGGATCGAGTGCGCGTCCGTCTGAAAGAAGTTTGATCGCTTGCGCAAGCTCTTGTCCTGCTTTGTCCGTAATGCCGCTCACTTTAAGCTTAGGGTATCCGGTTTGCTCACCGAAGTTCAGCTTCACAAGGGATTTAAATAACGAACGATTAATGCAGTCACACACAAGATCAGCATAACTTTGAATGCCGCTAGTGAAGAACTCGCCGAGATTGGAACCCAAAGCATACGCACCTCCGCCGCCGTTCATGCCAAGGATTAAGAAGTTGGCGACAAGCGCGTTGACCATTTCAGTGTTTTCAAACGTGAGAAGGTCTTTCAACTTGCTTGCGTCGAAGTCGCCCTTTTGAATGTCGATCTTCCAACCTTCGGGCACAGTGATATAAGACGATTCGTGCGACGTATAATTTTGCAACGTCGCTTTGAACTCTTCGTACTCCTTACTTCGTTCTTTGCCTTTCGGAACGGTTCCGATCGGCGTTCCAATGGCGAAGCGCTCAATACCGATCGCGGCGAGCTTCAAGTAAAGCTCTTTGCGCATGTACGCGCCCACCATTGGACGAAGCGCTGAAATGCCTTCGTAGTTGTCGCCTTCTTTATTGAGTGTAAAGCACAAAAGGAATTCGCCGGGAATGAATTGGTTTCCGCCGAGATCGCTATACGTGTATTGATTCACACCGAGCAATCGTCCAGTGCCTTGCTCAAGTTGCCAGTTTTCAATTGTCTTCTGTGAACGAAAGCCAAGGCACTTCAAACCGTTGAATGTACCGAACTTAGGATGATCAATCACGACGTCGTGAATCATCTCGAAAAGAGAAAAACCAAACTCTAAGCAAGTCAACGCTTCGTGCTTGAATGTATTGAAGTCGATTCGCTCGGTGAGATTGAATTTTACGAAATCAGCATGCTGCTTAAATTTCGGATCGCTTTCGTCGTAAGCTTCAACGTCCCAATTAGCGGCCTTGATCGGATTCTTGATCGCGTTCATGAGAAGCGAAACTTGCGCTTCGCTTCGCCGCATTTCATCCCATTGCTTAGCACCGATGCGACCGCGAAGGCGCGACAGATATTCTTCTGAGAAGTATCCGCCGAAGATTTGCGTACCTGAGTTACCGCGTGCTTGATCTTGCGTCGGAACGTCTTTCACACCTACGCTGAAGCCCGTTGTTTGCGGTTCAGGCGGAGCGACAAGAATACTTGAGTTACCATTCGGTCCGGCTGAACCCGCGCCAACGGCGGCGGGAAAAGGTGTCTTTGCTTCGGGATAACGTCCGTCGGTTTGAACTGGACGATCATTCGGTGCGCGGAAGTTTGGAGCAAGGCCGTTATTGTTCGGCATGGGATAAGCTGCGCCCGCCGCCGGATTGCCGGTCTTGGTATCCGCGAGCTTGATTCTTTTTGTGCTCTTTTTCTTTACCATTGCCTGCTTCCCCCTAAGCTCGCCGCAAACGGCCTTGCGAATCCTGCGCTGTGTCCTTCTTCAAAACTTCCGACGGTCATTTCATCGTAGCGTCCGAAGTTCGCAAGCGCCAAGCTATCCGCATCGTCGGGCGATCCACGTCCTGTCCGCTTTTTATAATCGTCTTTACTCTCGATCAACATACGGCCTTTCGAATCAAAGCGGTAGAGAATAGTTGGAAGTTCGTCGGCGTACACGTCTTCGTTGGCGAGACAAAGCCCGTTTTTCAAATCATCGCGAAGCAATCCAAACATTCGCGCCTTGAGATTCACGTACTTCGCTTTTGAGCACTCCGTATGGCGGCAACTCTCACCGCCGTCGCATTCAACTGCGCCGCCGAACTGAACCGCCCGAATATCGGTATTACGTAAAAGGTCAAACGCTGGATGATTTGAATCGGTCTTAGCTTCGTTCAACGAATCGACGACACCCCCACCGACTCCTGTTACGTCAACGCAAATGACGTCCATGCCGCCTAGCTCGCGAGTGAACGCGATTACTTCGCCCGCAACTTCGGTCGTGCTCTTCTTAACGAGTTGCTTGCGTCCGTTGTGCTTAAATCCGTGAAGCGCAGTCAGCACAGTCGAGTCGCTACCGAATCGCGCAACGTCAACGCCCATTGTTCTACGGTCGCCGTCTTTAGGCCAGTACACTCGCAGCATCGCTTCTTCGATCACGCCGAGCGGAAGCAACGTGCCGTCGCTATCAGAAGGAAACTCGCCGAGCACCTTGCTCACGAATAACGGATGATCGACGCCCCATTTGCGCGGCAATCCCATGCTCACAACCCATTTGAGCGAAAGAAGATACGGCTTCACGACTTTGTACGACTTCAAACGCAACTGCGCTTCTTCGTCGTTGAGCTGTCGAACTGTGTCGATCTCACGATTGAGATCCGCAAGAGACGTGATTCCGTTTGCAATCAAGTTAGGGCTATCGAAGCAGTTGAGCTTGACCTTTGTCCATTCAGGTGAAGAGAAGCACTTATAGAACTCAGATGATCGCGACGTAGGATTTCCGATCGCGACGAACTTCACGCTTGCTGAAGTCAAGATACCTTCAGCCATTGTCCAAATGTTATGCGGAACGCCCGTCGCTTCGTCGAACACAAGAAGGACGTGCGGTGCGTGGAAGCCTTGAAAGCTCGACTGCGTGCCTTGTCCTGATTCGCCGCTCAGCTCATTGCGCGGAGTGAATCCGATAGCAAACCAATCGCCTTCGGGCGTGAGTTGCCATTCGGTGAGATTCATCTTACCGCCGAGCGGAAACTTGCTTCGCGCGTAGGCGCTTCGAATCTCAGACCATAGAATGTTTTTGACTTGGTTGTACGTTGGCGCTGTCGTGATGATCTTCGAGTACGGGAAGACGCTCGCGTACCAAAGAACTACGCGGGCGAGTGTCCAGCTCTTACCGACGTCGTGACAAGCTGAAATTGCAACGCGATCATTTGTCGCAATCTCTTGCAGTACCTTGCACTGGTAAGCTTCAAGAGTTTCGACACCAAGCACTCGCTCGAAGAACAAAGCGGGATTGGATTGGAATTCTTTAAGCGCTTTACGTTGCTCATTGCTGATCATGCACGCGCACAGAAGAACGGTCTAACGTAGAAGTAGCCCGGATATTTGAGCTTCATTTTCTTATCGTTGTAAATTTCTATGAATCGCTTTTGCTGCTCTTCCGAAAGATGCTGAAAGTAAAACTTGGTGTGCGTTCTCTCTTCAGTAATCCAGTGCGGACACGCTTCAACCTTTTCTGTTATCTGATCACTTGTTAAGTTGCGCGGAAACTCACAATTACAATCTTTGCGATATCGTATCTTAAACAACTTAGATCCGACGGTATTGTCCACGTAAATTTTGTAAGACTTATCTGTCGGTGTCAGCTCAACGTCGCCTGACTCAATACGCTGCATAAGAGTATTGGGATTCAAGCTTCCGCAATAACTGCACGTATCGTCTTCGCGCCAAGAATCTTCTTTAGGAAGTTTGAACGGTCCTTCAATTCTTCGCGGGCATTTCATTCTTTGTCGCCTTTCGCGATCTCGCGCACCAAATCGTTGAACGACTGAAATAGATCGGTGCCTTGTGCGCCGGTAAGCTCAACTGCTTTGCGCTTCGGATAAACGAACTCCATAATGCTCACGGCGGAATCTTTGGCGACAGTCATAGCGCCGACAGCGCCGAAGCCGTTGTGATGCAGAAGCCTTTTTTTGTAGAGCTTCGTTGCTTCTGCATGCACTTCGACAAGTGCAGCAACCGGATCGAAGTTCTTCGATCGCAGCGTTTCAATAAGATCAAAGCGCAGCTCTTCCGTCTTGCGGTAAGTTGCGCCCTTCTTCGGTCCTGGCTTTTTGCGTTGCGGTGTACTTTCGTCCATATGTGCTTTGTTCGAAGCTGCTTCGTTCAATTCGCAATGTCAAGGCCGTTCGGTTTCCCCCATGAAGACCGACTTTTGCGGTCTTCGAAAACGTGTAGGGTGTAGGATAGCTTTCCTATCCTTCTCCCATCTCTCTACAGCCGCCTATTTTCCCCTCTTTTTCTTCTTCTTTTTTTTCTTTGAGTAGAGAAAGAAAGAAACCTACATTACCCTACATAAACCGACCTAACTTGCCGGAACTTCAAGCGAAGAACGAAGATCGCTGAGCCTACAGCTTCGTACATTTGCCTACACTACCCTACACATTAAGCGAAGAACGAAGCCCGACGTGTGTAGGTGCGTGACGGTAACGTGAAGGATTGTGTAGGGTCTAAAATTCGACAGGTCCGACGTTTCCACGTCGAAACTTCATACCAAAATACTCAACGCCTGAATTGGTGCGTCGTTTGCGTTTTGCGACTTCTGGGATTGCGTTGATCCGTTTGTAGAATTTCAGCTCGGCGTAAGCGTACTGACCGATCGTTTGCTTGTAGGCTTCGTACAATTGTCGTGGCTTCAAACACTCCGTAGTTTCCTTAGCGTCGAACGAAATGGTTTCAGCAAGCCATTGAGCAGCGGTGCACGAAGAGCTACGAATCTCTTCCATCTCAAGCGCCGATTTATCGCTCTTCGTGAATCCTTCTTGACGTTCAAGTCGCTTCCAGCCTTCAAAAGCAAAGTTGAAAATACCGGGAAGCTCAGCAAGTAATTTTTTCTTCAAGTTGCGATCTTGCAGCGATTCGTCGGTCAAATCTTTTTTCCACGGAATAATAATCGGGCGTGACAGCATTCCGGGCGACAAGTCTTTGAGCATCGGCACTTCGTTGTAAGTCATGATCAACTTTGCGCGAGATCGAAATTTATACGGATCTCCGTACTTCTTTTGCGCGTTCACATCGCCGTCGCCGGTTAGATTTTTGAACTGACTTGAATCCGACAATTCTTCGGGCGAAGTCTCTTCTGAGAAGTTCGCAATCTTGCCGTCGAGATCAGCGCTTGAAAACTTGTCCTGTGAAATGGCTTTGATCGAAAGAGAAGAGTAGTTATCAGCGCCGATCAAAGCTTTGAGCACGTCTAAGAATGTCGATTTACCGTTTCGTCCGCTACCCGATAGCCACAGCGCTTTGTGGTACTTGTATTCCCCCCCGCGCACAACGTAGCCCATGAACTCTTGCAAAATAGCGACAAGGTCTTTGTCACCAAGCATGACGTCGTTTAGCCACCATTCGAACGTCGGGCACAGTGCATTTGGATCGTAATCATACGGCAATACTCCTCTGAATCCATATTCGGGACTATGAGGGATGAGTCGAGCTGAATTACCGGCACCGTCTTCGAGTTGCAAAATTCCGTTTCTAAAATTGATCTTATTTTCTGTAGTACGAAGAAAAAAGGATCGGAACTCGATGTTGTTTGCGAAGACTTTGTGGCAGAATTCTTGTCGCAGTTTTTCTTGCGGCTTAGGTTCGAACGCTTCTTCAGCGAAGCCTTTGATTTCGATCGGTGTGCAGTCTGCATAATGTGTCCCCTTAAAAACGACGACGCTCTTGGTATCTGCTATCGTCTTGTAAGCGTGCTTCTTCTTGAACTCTTCTAGCAGCGCATTGTAATCCGGTAATAGCTTTCCTTTGTCGCCGACGATGTAAAAGCGCGTGTCGAAGATATTGACCGGCGAATTGATCTTGCCGTAGAGCGGGCACGACTTACATTCGTCACTGAGTGTCGCGATGTTTTGGCACGTGCGCGGTGCGGATTCTTTTTCAGCCTGATCAATCTTGTCGTTGCACTGTGAAACCGAGTAGCCGGGATGCCCGATCGAGATCGCATGACACTGCTTACGTCCCTCTTGAAAGCGTGAGACGATCGAAAGAGCGGCGTACCATTGCGGTTCATTGACCGTCGCAGGCTTCTCTTTACAGCGCTTGAGGAACCCACAGCGCTCAAACGCCGCCGTACCAGACGGTGCAAGCCAAGTCTTCTCGATCGTCTTCGTGGGGGAAGCCTTGGGCGTCTCCGCCAAGGTCTTAAGTAGCTGCGTGAGTTTGTCGAGCGGCGAACGTAGAGCGGTGACCGGAATGTCTAGGCTACCGCGCTTTTCAGCCGTGAGCTTGATTCGTTCAAGATCAATTTCAAGATCACCGAGCGCGATCTTGTACAGTCCCGTCTTGGGATGCCGAGATCCGAGTGCGCGGAACTTTCGATTTGCGTTGTAAATCGTCGTATCTAAGGATTTATAGGTTGACTTAAGATGCGTCGCGAGTCGGTTGAGAATCACGCCAAGATCATTCGACGGTTGAAGGCCGAAGCAATCAAACGGCACGCCTACGTGGAATCCTTTCGAACCTGAATAGCAAATGAAGACGTCGTGAACGCCAAGCCATTCGACGAAGGCGCGAGTGTCGGCAAGGGCTTGAACGCCCGCCGGTATTTTATTTTCTTCGTCGGCGTGTGAATCAAAATCAAACCACACGTAGCCGAGTGACGGGCGCATAAGGCCGCTATAGCTATTGAAATTTTCTCTCGGTTCTAGGTCAAACGCGCAGTGATAAGCTTCGCCGCCGTCGTGTGCTTTGATAGTATCGCGCAAGCTTTCAGCCGGAATATGGCCTTCGTATCCGAAAGCCTTGGTGCTGTGAACGAAGTAGTTAGCCCATTGAGACATGTGCTACCTCTTCGCGTGCAATTTCAAATTTGCGCTCGCTGTCTTCGAATGCGATCACGACTTGCCAGCCGGAATGAAAAGCGATCACTTGCAGCACAAGCGTTTCGCCTTGGTGCCTGATCACGATTTTATCGCCGAGCTTTCGCTTAAGTCTTAGACCAGAAGGCACCGCTTGCGGCGGCACTTCTTTAAGAACGGACATCCAATATCCCCCACGATTCAGATACGTCCGTTGTAAGCCGCACGGTTTTGGATTGTCAAATGCAATTGTCCGTGCAAAACAAATAACTATGACGCACGAACCCAGTTGTTTGATCTATCTCTGTACTTGCAAAAATAAAAACGGAGCTACGCCAAAGACGCAGCTCCGAATTCTATTGACTGAAATTCCGAAGATTACTGAATTGAGTCGGATTCGGTAATGTACAGGTTTCCGGTCGAAGAAGTAATACCGGAAACTTTCCAGCTCCCTTCAACGCCAAAAACTTGCGGCGTCTTTGCGGGAAGATAGATTTTCGCGTTGGTAGCGACGGGCGTAGCGCCGAACAAAATCCAACAATCGGCGTCGCTCACAACTCGCACTGACTTCGTCGTCGAAGCGAAAGCGGAGCTTTCAGCGTGCGTACTTGTTAACGCCAAAACTTGCGGACGAAGTTGCGGCTGAATGGGGTGTTTGTAGCTCATAGTCTCTTGCCTCTTTTTAAAGTCAGCTCAATTGAACTGACTATGACTTGTGTCTTTTCAGAATTAAGATAGGTTCAAAACAATGGCTGCGCAAGCAAAACCGAAAATGGTGTCTCAGCACTCCGTCGATCTCGCAATGCGGATCTTAGGTCCATTCGGTGCAAATCAAGCGTATTACCTTGAATATCTTCTGATCAACTTTCCACATGCGCGAGCACTCAAAGGCTTGGAATGGCTGTGCTCCAAAGGCATTCGCGGGAAGCTCTTTGAAGAGTTTGTCCGCGATACCTGCAAAGGTTCGGCGCTTGAATTCTGCAAACAGGTTTTTCGCGGCATGGAGCGAGACAAGGACGTCAAACCCATTTACGCAAAGGACTTGCTCACATGAGCGAAAAACGAAGCCCGCAAAGCCTAGAAGGCGTGTTCTACATTGTCAGTATCGCCGCAATCGTGCTCGGCGGAATCTTGTGGTTAGTCGCGATCGACAACAAAGCGACGGCGTCCGTCCAAGGCGTGCAAGAAGTTCAGCACAAGCTTGAAGACGATCGAAAGGCGTTCGAAGAGATTCGCATTCGTCTCACTCATATCGAAGACGCGGTGAATGCGCCGGAATTTAGATCAGCGCCGAAAGCGCGTAAATTCTAATCGCGCAGGGGTTGTGCGCTTTGGAGCGCATTCATCGTTTGAAAAGTATTTGGACTTACTCTCAGGCAAGCACCGCCACGTGCGCTTGCATCCGCATTTACAAGTCCGAGTTTCAAGTTTGATCTTTGGCACTATTCTTAGTTTACTATTCAGCCGCCCGCTGTCAAACTGAATGCATGCCGGGCGCAGCGTTTGGGACGCTTCGGGAATGGTGTGCAGAGCACCTGTGGGGGATTCCTGAAAAGAGTAGGGCACCGAAACTCCTTCGCCTGACTCACTCACGGATCGGTTCGAATCCGACGCCCGGCACCTTTTCAATCGTCATGCAATGCACATTTCGATAGGAACCGCACTTCGCGCAGGGGTTGACGTCGCGCTCTTCAAGCTCGCGAACAATGACCTTCGTGACGTCGTCTTCGTCATAGCAGTTGGAAAGATCGCCGAACTTCTCAGCGAATCGCCCATAGACTTCTAATCCTTTTTGCAGGTCTTCTTGTCCGCGCTCAAGTGCTCCGATCTTCTCGCGAAGCTCTTCGTTCAATCCCATGAGATCGCGGCGCGTGGCTTCGAGTGCTACGGCGTATTCTTTGAGACGTTGATTGTCCTTGCGAAGACCTTCCAGCGTTCCGAATTCGTGCTCTATAGACATGGCTCTTCAACCTTCTTCTTTTTCCAGCCGTGACTACGGCGCATGTTTTCTTCTTGCGTAATGATTTCAAGATTGCATTTGCGGTTATCTAGTCCGTCGTCGTTGAGATGATCGACGACGCGATCAGGGTCAAGGCTTCCCGGCGGAAGGTCGAGCACGAATCGGTGCATGCGGATCTTCACTCGCTTACCGTTCATGGTTTCGCGCCTAATAGCGTAGTGCTTGGTGCCGCGAGATTCCAAGCTTGCATACCATTTGAACGCGTTTAAGCGCTCAAAGTCTTCGTCGTCCACATGCGCCCACAAGCCTTTTGATAGTTTGATTTTAGCCATGAATGTAGAAGCTTCCCACGTAAGCAGCGAACAACGCCGCGTAGCACAATAAAACTGCGATCCCGAATTTCATAAAACGCAAGTAACTTTTTTATTTGCAATTCGCAAGTGCGATGATAGCAATTTGCACACCGGGGGAATGAATCACCATGATCGACAAGTCACTTCAAGACGGCTACCAGAATCTTCTTAAAGAAAACACACGACTTCACGCTGAGAAAAAACAAATCGCCGATGCGGCTGAGAAGGCAATACGCAACGCGGGCGAAGTGATCGAAAAGCTCGAAAAGATCATTGATAGCTTAATTGGTAATTGCGTGACGCTTGTGCGCACGCTTCCCGATTCATCGGAGCGTCGTCAAGTTGAGCAGGACATTTTGAACCTGACTCCGCTGAGGATTGGTGCCGACGGGCAAGAGAAGGTGAAAAAATGAGAGTATCAAGATTCCTTTTTAATTGGGCGTTTATGCTCACGTCGCCGATTTGGGTTTTGCCTGTGTTCGCATTCGTTGCGATTTGGAGCTTGCTTGCTCCGCGCAAGTATCCTGATTTTTTTGACGTTGCGTCCGGCAAGTCTTGGATTATTTAAATCGAAAGCCCATATGAATCAAACAACCTATTTCGAATGTAAGTGCTCTTTCAAAACGAAAGTGAGCTTTAAAAAGCCGCACATTGTAGAACCGTCGATCGTGAATATGGAGTGCTGCGAGTGCAAGAGCCGCTACACGCTCAAATTTAAAAAGCATCGCACTGAGAAGGACAAGGTACACGTCGAGAGTCGTTTGTACCACGTATCGCCTGTGCTTGAAGCGCTCTTAAAAGAAGAAGCCGAATTCAATTCCGAACCCTTGGGGGATTCCGCCACGTGAGCATTCAAATAACGGCATACGAAGTAACGGTGAAGCAAAATGAGGACCGTACGCAAGGACAAGTCGTTTTGACGGTGAATTTCAACGGACACGTCAAAGAGCGTTGCGACGCGCTTCTGATGATCTTGGACGCTTGGGATGATTCTATGAAAGAAGCGGGCTTCGATCCGCTCAAGAGTCACGCCGCTTTTCAGCGCGAAGGGAAGATGAACTAATGTCAAACGTCAATCATCCGTCTCATTATAATAGCGGGAAGATCGAAGTCATTGAAGCAATCGAGGATTGGAAGCTTGACTATCATTGCGGCAACGCTGTGAAGTACGTCGCCCGCGCAGGCAAAAAAGATCCGTCCAAAGAGATTGAAGATTTGGAAAAAGCGACATGGTATCTGAAACGGAAGATCGAGAAGCTGCGAGCGAAGAACGAAGGACGGGAAGCGACGCGCCCGAACGACATGAATCCGCGTGCCTCTACTTCTGCGACCGTTGCCTTGACTTCCAAAAAACGCGGACCGCGTCGGGCTACTGCTCGGCATGTACGTTGAGTTATGAAACCTTCTGAAGCTTTATCGTTCAGTCGTCCACTATGGAAACACCAAGCGGAGTGCTTAGATCGTTTTGCCTACTTACCGGAAGCAGCACTTCTTCATGAAATGGGAACCGGAAAAACGACAACCGCAATCGCGTGGTGTCGAGCAAAGTACAACGTCGCAAAGAGCATCTTACCGACATTGATCGTTTCCCCCAAGGTTTCGCTTGAAAACTGGCTTGACGAAATTAAGCGCAACGCACCTGCGAAAGTGTTTGATAGCGCGGTGATATTGAAGGGTAGCGAGAAGAAGCGAATTGAAATACTGCGCTTTAGTGAAGCGAAAATTTTTATCGTCAATCCCGAAGCGTTTGACATGGAAGGATTAGTTGAGCAGCTTCACAAGAAGGCGTTTCAAATCGTACTGATCGACGAAGTGCATCGCTTCAAGAATCCAAAGAGCAAGCGGCTTGGGAATCTCCTTTATATAACGGATTTTGCTGCAAATCGAATGATCATGACCGGCACGCTGATATTAAACAGCTATCTCGACATTTGGGCGCAATGGCGAATCCTTGATAAAGGCGCTACTTTCGGGCTTAACTTCTACACGTTTCGCGAGCAATGGTTTCGTGACGCGAATGTCGCTTGGAAAGGGAAGCCCAAATACTTCCCGAACTACGTTCCAAAGCCCGGCATTGACGGCGAACTGTCAGTCAAGATCGAGCGCAAGGCGTCTCGGAAGACAAAGGCTGAGTGCTTAGACCTTCCCCCCCTGATCAAACTCATTGAGCACGTCGAGCTTGGCGCTGATCAAGCGAAAGCCTACAAGCAAATGGAAGCGGACTTAATCGCCGAAGTGAAAGCAGGCGTGTGCGTTGCTACGAATGCCCTTGTGCGCGTCCTTCGCATGCTCCAAATTCTCACAGGCTACGTGCAGGTTGAGCGAGATAACGAGAAGTTTGCTCACCAATTGAAAGAGAATCCGCGCTTGCAGCGACTCAAAGAACTCCTTGAAGAGATCACGCCCGCGCACAAGGTGATCGTTTGGTGCAACTTCCAAGCAAACTACGCGTCGATTCGCGATCTTTGTGACGAACTTAACGTCGAGTATGCTGAGATTCACGGCGAGAAGGGCGAGCATCGCAAAGAAGAGATGCGCTTTCAAAACGATCCGAAGTGCCGTGTCATGATCGCAAACCCCCAAGCGGGCGGAGTTGCAATCAATCTCACGGAAGCGTCGTATGCGATCTATTACAGTCGCGGCTATAGCCTTGGCGACAGACTTCAATCGGAAGCCCGCTGCCACCGTGGGGGTAGCGAGAAGCACCAAAAGATCACGCTCATTGATCTAGCTGCGCCCGGCACGCTTGACGAAGACGTTCTTGCAGCACTCCTTCGCAAGGAAAACTTTAGTGACAACGTATTATCGCGACTTCAAGAGCGTTATATCAGCAAACAAAATGTATAAAATACGCTTGCCGAGCTGCAAGCATAGTGATAGCAAACTGCAATGGCACAATCGAGTGAATCAAAGGTTTTAAAAGATTACGCAAATGATCTTTATTTAGCGTCCGACGCTGTTGGCATGACCGAATGGGAAAAGGACTTTGCGTTTGATATGAGCAATCAAGTGAGCTACAGCGCAAAACAAAGAGACAAGATTCTAGCGCTTGTCGAGAAGTACGAACTATGAACGAACATACTTCGCTTGCGCTTATGATCTCGACGTGCGTGATCGCGATTTGCACCGCTTCGGTGAAGGGGTGTCAGTCGGTTTATAACCCGGATTCGATTCGCGCCGATACTGAGCAGCGCGTACAGATTTACAAAATGACAAAGGGGGAATCACATGAGCAGCAAACTCACTGACATTGCGAAGCGCTATAAAGAGCTTCAAGATAAGCACGAAGCGAAGAGCGACGAACTGAAGGCGATCGGTAAGGACTGGACCGCCTGCGAGACTGAGCTTTTAGAAGCTATGGTTGACGAAGGCGTGAACTCAATCAAGATCGACGGCGTAGGTCTTCTGTCCATGCGCACAAAGAACTACTTGAACGTGAACGCCGCAAACAAGCCTGAATTTTACAAGTACCTTCAAGAGTCAGGTAACGGCGGACTTCTCAAGCTCGACGTGAATCCGCGCACACTCACTTCGTTCTTAGGTGAGCATCTTCAAGAGCTGATCAAAGCGAAGGTGCAAGCGGAAGGCAAAGATGAGATCGAAGCGCGGAACGAAGCACTTGAATTCTTGAAATCAAAGGGCGCTGCTTACTTCAGCGAGCGCGGCATATCGCTGCGTTCGCAATAACAAGGGGGATTAAAATGGCTACTGCAAAGAAAAAAGAAGCTCCAAAACCTGAAACGAAGGCTGAGAGTGTTGCTTCAACTGAAGCAACAAAAGCCGTAGCAACTGCGACACAAGGCGCGTTGCCTGCGATCAGCGGAGCAAGTGAGCGCATTAAAGCGGCACTTGCTGAAGTCGCGGACAATTTGAAGTCGGTTGAAAACTACCGTCTTCCGCGCACGAAGCTCACAAGCGAAGGCTTTGAGCTTTCCGAAGGCGAAGAGCCGGTTGAAGAGCTTGAAGGCATTCTGATTCACGCGAAGAAAACCAACGTCTATTACGACAAGCCTTACAATGCGTCCGACGTCACGCCGCCAACGTGCTTCAGTCTTGACGGCGACAAGCCCGACAAGTCGATTCAAAAGCCGATTCACGCGACTTGCAAAGGCTGCCCAATGGCGGAGTTTGGAACGAACGCCATGAAGTCCGGCAAAGCGTGCCGAAATCTCAAGCCGCTCTTTTTGATTCGTCAAAGTGAGGACGGCATGGCGATCATTCCACGACAAATCACGATCACGCCGACAAGCTTGAAGTCCGCAAATCAGTACCTCATGGATCTCACCGAGCGCGGAATTGCGTACCGCAAGGTGCTCACGAAGATCACGACGTACAAAGAGAATGCAAAAGATCCGTATCGAAAAATGAAATTTTCGATTGCAAAACGCTTGGACGCGCAAGACGTCGCGGACGTCGAGGTATTACGCAAACAATGGCTTCCGATCATGGACGCACAAAACGTCGATCAAAATGAAGTTGACAGCGGAGCAGGCGCGGCGGTAGCTGCTGAAGCTTCGGGAGAGTATTGAAAATGACTGAACCTAAGAAAACCATTCTTTATCTGCATGTCAGTGCGAATACGAAACGCTGGCTGAAGCGCCTTTGTGCGCAGCAAGTTGGAACCGTCTCGCAAAGCACTATGGCTGAGCAAGTTTTTGTCGCCGCGCAAAAACTTGGAATCTTCGATCGCGGCAATAAATCTAGGGGGAAAAATGGCAAGAACAAAGTACAAGCTAGGCACGTTCGTTAAAACCGTTGAGACTGAAGACAACAACTCGCATTACGGCGCTGTGGAAGAGATCCGCACGACGGTCGCAGGCACCGAGTACAAGCTTACCGGCCTTGACGAAACCGTTCGCGAAGACGATATCGCAGCGGCTTATCGCGAGATCACTCCGCGTGCTCCGAAGTCTCGGACTTCCGCCAAGGGGAAGTCGAAGAAGTCTCGCGCTGAAACTCAGGCGAACGCAGCGGCCTAATATCCTTAGCAACTCCGTATAACGTATTTGGTTATACTTTTGCGGGATTCACGACGGCGACGTAGGTTTGTAAATGGACTTTGCTAGCGGGTCCGCCTACGTCGCCGTTTTATTTTGAGGGGGAAGTATGGAAAAAGAAGCTGAAGTCGCTGAACAACCCGTTGCCGTCGAACTCATGCCGTCGCAGGACCGCGCAAGCATCGTGCTTTTAATGCGCTCCGATCAACCGATTGGACTTGCGACGTTGATTCCGACGCTCGAAAACTTTACGGACTTGCTCAAAAAGCAGCTCGAAAAACAACGCTCCAAGATCGACGTCCAAAAGCCCAAAATCATCATACCATGACGCCTAACCAAATGTGGCTTCTTCGCGATATCATCGAAGAGATCATTAAAAAACTTCCGCGCGACGGCGGACAACCCACCGACGTAAGGCTTCGTTTCACGACGCCAAACGAGTGCGACTTACACGAAATATCGAAAGAGTTGAATCATGCTTGTTACAAAAAAGAACTTCGACAAAGCTTTGAAAGAGTTGGCGGAAGCCGCGAACCGAGACAAAGCACTATCGACGGATAGCGAAACCTTTTGCCTCAATTGGTGGGATACTCCTTGGTACGATCCGCACGGAATCAAGCCCGGCGTTTTTGCGTGGCAATTCGCGACGAAAGACACTGAGTATTATTTCGACTTTCATTATGAAAGCGACAAGCTTAACGACAAGCATTTTGCTATCATCAACCGCGAGCTGTGCGCGAATCCTGAAACCATTTGGTTTATCGCAAACGCTAAGTTCGATCTTCACCAACTGCGCAACTACGACGTCGATTTTAAAGGCCGCATTCATTGCACGAAGGCCATTGCTCGCGTTGTGGACAACGTCGAACCGGAATTGCGACTCGACGCCTTGGCGACGAAGTATCTCGGTGAAGGCAAGTTCCTTGACATGGCGGCGATTTGCAAAGAGAAGGGCTTCGTCACGAAGGTCAAAAAGTTCGGGCATAACGACAAGTACGAAGAAGTCCTGCACTTTGATCGCATTGAAGCCGGTCCGATGATCGAGTACGGTAAGATCGACGTTCGCCGCTGCTTTGATTTGGGCGTTTTTCAGGTCAAAAAGGTGCTTGAAATTGACCGCGAAGTTCACGATAAATTGCCGCCACAGCACGACGGGCGACAAGTGAAGCTTTACGACGTCCTTGTGAATGAGCAAAAATTAACGAAGGTGCTCTTTGAAATGGAGCGCGAAGGAGTTTTGATTGACCGTGCTTACACCGAAGAAGCCTACGAACACGAAGTCGCCGAGTACACGCGAATTGAGAGTGAGCTTGATCGAATTGGCAAACCATATAGCGAAACAAAAATCGACTGGAATTCAGCGAAGCAGCTTAAGCCCATTTTTGACGCTATCGGCGAACCCTACACTTACACCGAAAAAGGAAACGCAAGTTTCGACAAAGACGCCCTTGAAGATAGTGAATCCGAGATTGCAAAGCTGATCTTAAAATTCCGCTATCACAACAAACGCGCACACACGTACTTCGAAAATTTCATTTGGCTTGCAGACCGCAATAACGTGATTCACGCAGATGCGCAGCAACCCGGCACGCAGTACGCTCGCATGAGCTACTGGCAACCGAATCTTCAAAACGTACCTAAGCGCGGCGACAAGGACGAAGCGAAGTACAAAGTTCGTCGCTGCTTCATTCCGAAACCCGGTACGCTGCTTTTAGATAAAGATTACAAAGGCGCGGAATACTACATGAGCATGGACTACGCTCGACAAATGGACGTCGTCGAAGAGCTGAAAGCAGGTTTAGATCCGCACAAGCGCTTAGGTGCCGAAATGAACCTTGAGCGCGATCCGGCGAAGACGATGCAATTTCGCATTCTTTACGGCGGCGGCGGGGGGGTTGTCGGTCGAGCACTCGGATACAAAGGCGCTGAAGCGGATCGCATTGGAAAGCAAAAGAAGAAGGAATATTTTCAGCGAGTGCCGAAGCTTCACCTACTCATTTGCCAAGTCGCAGGCGGCTGGTACAACGGGCGAAAGATCACGGGCGTTGCGGAATCTCGCGGCTACGTTTTCAACTGGCTTGGACGCGTTCTTAAGTACCCACCGAATCGCGCCTACGCTGCGTTCAACGGGCTGATTCAATCGGGCGTCGGCGACATGACGAAAGTCGCAATGGTGGACATTCACGAAAACGTGCTTAAAGGCCACAAAACCAAGATGCTTCTTCAAGTCCACGACGCAATTTTGTTCAAGTTCTATCCCGACGAAGCGCACCTGTTACCGAAGATCGACGAAGCCATGTGCCGGGCGTACCCCCACCGAGTGCTACCCATGAA